ACCAGTATCTGCTCTGTCTACAAAGATAGATACTCGTTCTACATTATCAAAGCCACAGCCCTGTGCATAAGCAGACAACTGCATACCATGTTCGTCATATACTAATTTACTAGGGTCTTTACCTTTTAAATTGTCTTTAGTTTTAAAGTCAACAAAGATACCAGACTTAGAATACAAGTCTATTTTACCACCATATCCTGACTCAGCACAGAAAGAATCTTCTGCTATCCAATCTTCATTAGGAAAAGTTTCATCTAACCATTTCTTAATAACTTTATATGGTTTAGTTTTTCTTTCTCCTAAGAAACCTTTTTCAATTTGATAGTGTATCTTAGTTCCTTTAGCTGCTGCATCTAAACCAATTTTCTTAGAATCCTGTTTACATCTATAAGCAAAAGAGTCAAAGGACTCTCCCTCTTGTCTCTTTAAAGTAAGAGCAGAGTTTAACGCTTGATTTATTTTCCAGTTTTCTAAGGATGGTTTAGCTATCATACCTAGAATGGTAGTGACAGAAGGAACTAAACTTTCTTTCTTAGCATCTCTGAGAGTAGTGTTTCTCTCTTTACCATTAGCACCTATGATTGTATACATAGGTTCACCCTCTTGAGTATACCAATGTCCTGACTCAGATGTAAATTTATTATAGTTGTCCTTGGGGGAACTGTCAAGTTTTTCTTTTTGTTTACTCATATTTTTCCTCGTTGATATTATTAATTATGTCTATGGCTTTGTTAATATCTAATTCAAACCACTCACCATTTCGTTGTTTGCATATAGCATTACATCTTTCGTGTGCTTCTCGTTCTGCTGTTCTTCTATTCTCAAAGCCTTTAGAGTATTCTAATTTGTAATCTCTAAAAGGACTAGAGGTTTGATACTGTTTGCATCTGTCTTCTGAATCAATAGCCATGCCTACTTTAATCCAGCCTTCCCAACAAGGATTAGTTATAACATATACATAACCTTCGTTAGATGTTTCATAGTTAGATAAAGCTGAGAAAGCTGCACCTTCAAATGTTTTAAATTTTCCCGGTCTGTATAGTGGATGAGACTTTGGAATATATTTTCCATCAACATACATTGACCTTTGTTGTACTTCTATTCTTTCACAAGGCTGACAAAAATACATACTATGTGCTATTCTTTTTTCTGTACAGTTCTCTCCTACTATTAACGGAGCTTCACAGCTCCTACATTTCTTAGTGTGTTTCACTCCAATTACTCCCTATTTTATATTCTCCTGTTAATGGACATCTCATGTTAAAATGTTTACTGGCTTCTTCTATAGCTCTTACACCTAGTTCACAAACAAAATCTGATTGTGTTTCTTTTACCTGTATCTGCCATTCATCATGTATGTTGGCTACAAACTTAGCATCAACAGCATTTAGTTTGAGGTTATCTTCTAAGATACACATGGCTTTCTTCATAACAATAGCACCACCACCTTGCAGTAAACTATTTAAAGCTGCATGTTGACTACGAATATATATCTTTCTACCATCTAAACCTTTTAAGAATCCTCTTCGTGATGCTTGTTGTACTTTATCTTTTAATATTTTTAATGCAGGTAAGTTAGTAAAGAAAGTTTCTTTTAGTTCGTGTCCTTTCTTTTTACTTCCTCCTGCTACTGAACCTATCTTCGCATCACCAGCACCATATATCAAAGCATATATAAATGTTTTGGCTTGGTCTCTAGTCTTTAATCCTGCAAGAGTTTGATTAGTAGTATGTATATCTCCATTAATAACTTCGTTAATATACTTATCATCATTCATATAGTGAGCTAACATTCTAAGTTCTAAACCACTAGCATCAATACCTACAAGTTTATATCCTTCTGGAACAGACCAACAAGCTCGACACTCTTTACCATACGGACTACCTGCATTAGGAACTTGTGCCATGTTAGGACTACGATGTGTCATTCTACCTGTAATAGTTCCGTTAGGTATAACACCACCATGAACCCTATCATTTTTAAGTTCATCTATCCAAGAAGTAATTTGTGCAATTCTTTTTTGATATAATAAAAAGTCTGCTATAAGTTTAGCTTCTTTGATATGACTAATCTTTTTAAGCGTACCTTCATCTACAATCGGCTGACCTGTTGGTGTAAATCTATTAGGTTTCCATCCAAAGTCTATAAGATATTCTCCTATTTGTTTACGACTACCCAGATTAAACTCTTGTAAAGATTGTCTCATAAAAGGTTTTACATTATTAGTAGCTATACATTTGTCATACTCTTCATCAGTTAATCCACGCTTGGATAGCTGACCATCTTTTCTTACATAAGGTGTAACTAATTTATCGTCTACTAATTTAGGTTTGAATGTAGCCTTTACTTCTTGTTCTACTTCTAGTTGTTTAGCTTTTAGTTCGGCAAGTAAAGTCATTGCTTGTTGGCTATCAAAATAAAATCCAGTTCGTTCTTGTTCTTTCATTATGTCAGCAACTTTATGTTCTAACTCAACACACTCTGGACTGAATGACTGTCCTTCGTTTAACAAATGTTTGTATACTAATTCATTTAAAGCTACATCTTGTACACAATACTCTAACATAGCAGGAGTATATTCATCAAAGTTTTCTGGTTGTTCTTGTTTAGCACAATTAACTCTATAACCCCATGTCTTTAAGCTATGTCCGTTCTCTCTTACCGGATTAAATAACCTAGACATTACTAATGTATCTTCTAACTTGTGAGTTAGTTTAGCTCCGTGTAGTTTTTCAAGTACTGGTATATCATAACCTATGATGTTGTGTCCTATCAAAACATCAGCAGATTCTAAAAACTTTACGCCTTCTTCAATCTGTGTGTTGTCGAACTTATGAATAGGACCATCAAGTTCTTTAGCTACGATACACCATACTATTGTGGGATGTAAGCCATCGGCTTCTATATCAAATATTATTTTAGAATGGGCATGATTCATTATCAAATGTTTCCTCCTCAGATACTTCAAACAATCTACCAGTATCTGCATTGTATCGGAGACCACAAGCCAATCCTGTGTCTCCTGTGTATCTAGATTTTAATACACGAACCTTTGTTAGGTTAGCTTCGTCAGGGTTAGTTGCCTGTTGATTTCTTTCTAGTGCAATAACACAATCCGATAGTTGAGCTATACCTTGTGAACCTTTGAGGTGAGACAACGATACTTCAATACCTTGCTCATGTCCTCGGTCACCTGCTGCTCTTCGTAAGTGAGATACTAATATCATACCCACACCTGTTTCTTCTACTAGACTACGCAATTTATTCATCAGCATATCAATACCTCTGCGTTCATCACCTTCATGTAAAACATTAACAAGCATATGTAAATGGTCTACAATAACCCACTTACATTGACAGCCTACAATAATATATCTAAGCTTAGCAAAGATATCATCAATGTCGGTAGCACCTAAGTGTGAGTGTATAAAGACACGACCCTCTGGTATAGCTTGGTCAAACAACGAATGTAATTCTTCGTCTGTATATTTGTTACGCTTTTCTGTTAGATATATTCTGTCGTTAGCTTCAATAGATAATATACCATCAGCAGTTCGTAACCAGTTTTCTTCAAGAGCTACAATACCTACATTGTCTTCTGTGTTTTTAATAAGCCAATGCTCTAGCTCTCTAGTCACACTAGACTTACCAAGACCTGTTCCACCTGTAAGTGTGACCAGTTCTCCTTTACGCATACCATATAGTTTCTTGTTTAGTCCTTCCCAAGGGTAGTCTACACTTTCTTTAACTTCTCTGTGTAGCCATTCACCTTTCTGACCAGACAACTCCATGATACCTGAAGGTGTATATGTCTTAGCTTCCCACCAAGCAGAGGTAAACTCTTGAAACTTTTTCTGCTTAAGCATTTCATTCGCATCTTTAAACCCATTAGGAAAAGAAAGTATCTTAGCCTTTCCGGGTTTTAGTATACGAGCTACAGACTTGGCTGCTTCTTTACCTGCTTTGTCATTATCAAATGCAATGATTACATTCTCAAAAGATTCTACAAACTCAATGCTTTCTCTGATATCTTTAACAGCAGATGAAGCTCCTCGTTTGACAGATACTACAGCCCACTTGCCTTGAAACAATTCATTGACTGCCATTGCATCACATTCACCTTCGGTTATAGTAAGATACTTACCACCTGTATTACGATACAGTTGCTCACCAAATAATCCTGTGCCTTCAAATGTTCCGTTACATGAAAAGTTTTTGTTATCTACATACCTTGTCTTAGTTCCAACAATCTCTGTACCATTAAAGTATGGGTAGATATGTTGAACAACTTTGTTGTTTCTATCTTTAACAATCTTAACACCGAACTTAGTTGCTGTCTTTTCAGAGATACCTCTGTCGGTTAGTTCACCATATGCACCTGTATAGGTTGTTAAGAATGTACTTTCTTGTTTGGGTCTGTGTGTCATTTCTATTACCTTGCCTGTTGATTCTTTATCGTAGTCTGTAAAGAATGTATCACAACTAAAACATTTAGCTGAGCCATCTTGATTCAACGATACAGCATCGGAACTCCCACACTTAGGGCAGGGTAATTTGTGTTTAATAAATTTACTTTGTTCTTGTTGCATTCTATCTCCATTGTTAGAAAAGTGGCTAGGCTTTTACACCTAGCCAAGTTATGATTAGTCAGAGTCTTCAGTAGTATCTTCCTCTGCTACTACTTCAGCTTCTTCTACATCATCAGGGGTTTCGCTTTCTACTAAAGCTTCTGGAGTTTCTTTTAACAGATTCTCTAGGTTGCTTCGGTGAGTAGAACTTGCGAACTGTAAAGCTTCTATAATAGTTTCTAAGCTTCCAACTTTAGAAATAGTTACAGTAGCTCCACGCTTTTTATCCTCATCTGCAATTTGATTTACATCATATTGGACTTCACCTTCGTCATTTTTAATATTAATAATCATATTAAAATTCCTCTCCTTCGTCAAAGAATTCAGAGCCATCTTCGGCTTTGTATTCAACTAAGTCTACAACTTGTACAGCTTGTAAGTCTAGCCCTGTATAAGGACCGAACTTGCCTTCGCCTGAATACTCGTTGTATTGGACTCTAATCTTAGAGCCATTACCAACAGCCAGATTAACTTCCTGTTTATTTTGGTCAAGCAATCTCGGTGCAGACCTAACCATTCCGTTAGGACCATTTACCTTACGCTTAATTATTAAAGCAGGACCTTCATCCATGTGTTTTACTTTGTGTCCACGAGAAGCAAAGTCATTTGCTACCTCATCATCAACAACTAAGTTGACTGTGTACACAGGTTCAAAAGTCGTATTAGGTGTCTTGATTGATGCCCAATACGCAGTTCCTT